TGATGAAATGGTGCTGGCTCTTGCAAAGCAAAAATATTTCCGTTGGTTCGACTCCGGAGACGTTTATCATCCGGCTCTTGCGTTCAAGATTTATCTGGTAATGCAAAAGACTCCGCATGTGCAGCATTGGCTGCCGACCAAGTCTTATACTATCCCGAAAATCCGTGCGGTTCTTGAACGCATGAAAATGCTACCCAATGCATCGGTGCGATATTCGTCGCCGTCTATCGTTGGTGAGTTTACTGTCGAACACGGTTCGACGGTCATTTCTTTCGCTGATGATAAGACGGATGCCTTTATGTGCGGCGCTTATGATCGTGATGGTAAATGCGGTGATTGTCGTGCATGTTGGGATAAGAATGTTAAGGTTATCGCTTATCCTGCCCATGGTCTTAGCATGATGGCCAAGGTTCGCAAGATGAAAGAAGACCTTGAGTCGAATAAAAACGTCTGGGATATCCTCGATGGTTTTGTTTTCAATGTGATCAACTCTTTCTGGAGGTTCTAATATGTCTCGTATGTCTGATTTGGTTCTAATGGCAGAAAATCTGGTTATCGATGCTATGTCGGTACCAGGTATAGTTACTGACCGTGATGTCCTTGAATATGTAAATGAACGCCTGCCAATCGAAGTCAATTTGTGGTTTGTCGAGAGTGTCCTTGACAAGTTTTTCGGTGATGACTGGGCTGGTGGTTGTGATATCCCTTCCTATAACTGAGGTGATGAAATGAGAACTCGTGAATATACCAACAAGATTATCGAACTTGTTGATGATGGTATTGTTGATCGTGATATATTGATTCGTGATCTTCTAAACTGGATGTCCGAATCCGATGTTGCGGAGTTTTATGATCGTAATCTTCGTGCCGATGACGAAGATGAGGACGAAGATGATGGTCAGCCGTCCGAGATGGACGAATGGCACGACTATGATCCCGGTTGCTAATCTTTAACATAGGAGAAATAAAATGAAACATCTAGGTCGTCAGTTTGTTCTTAACGATTATCTCAATCAACTCAACATCGATGGTGAGCGATTATCAAATCGATTCTGGTTGGTTGCACATACAAAGTGGGGTAAAGAGTTAGTCGGTTCTGTCACGCCAATTGGCAATACAAACATCTTCACTGGTCTCGATGGTAATGTATATGCTAGTCTTGATAAACTGCTAATTGCATTTGCTGATACGTATTTCGCAAATGAGGTTCTAAACACAAGTTCGGCACTCAACGGCCGAAGCCATTTTGCATTGTTCAAGAGTTTTCGAGTATATGACAAGGTGGAAATCCTGGAGTCAGGTGTTCTGCTATCGGATATTCCAGGAATGAGTGAAGAAGTCTAATGTCAACACTCTATCAATCTTATAGACTATGGAGAATGTAAACATGGAACGTATGTCAACGTGGTCGTTCTCGGATTTTATCGAGGAGATAATTCTTCTCTCCGAGATTACGGAGATACCCGGGGTCCAGGAGACCCGCTCCAGCCTGCTCCTAGAAGTCTGGAGACGCTATCCATCCGAGTGCAAGGCAATGGGCCTGACTGATGGTGTCCGATAAATGTCAACGGCTAAGTCTAAGGTGCGACAATCTGACGCACCCGTTGACATACGATTTCGGTTGACTTATCCGTTCCAGTGTGGTATAATATCCATATAAAATGAAACATGAGGTGAAATATGGCAATGCATACGTTTACTCCTACTCTTCGTAAGGTTCTGGAAATCGCCAAGATTGGTGTGCCTGTAACTCCTACGCAAATCAATGACTACATCGGTAAAGGCAATTATGCTTCGAAGCATGTGCTTTATCTCAAGATGCTTGGTTATGACTTTGATACGACCAAAGACGGTCGTTCGGTTGTGTCTTATACTCTGACCAAAGTTCCTGATAATCATGAGACTCTTATGAGCAATGCCGCTAATAAGGGTAGCAAGACCAAGACTGCTAAGGCACCCAAGGTTGCTAAGGCTAAGACTGTAACTGTTATTGTTCCTAGCAATCTTGATACCGCTATCACCGGTGCCAAGGTTCAGGTTGTGCCCAAGGTCAAAGCACCTAAGAAGGTTGCGGCTAAGAAGTCCGTTGCTGCTATCAAGGCTGCTAATCTTGCTAAACTCAAGGCTGTTGGTCAGCGTTTCAAGGCTGAACAGGTTCAGGTTCTTACCGAAGCACCTGCGTCCACCTCGTTTAGCATTGACAACGACTGGGATTCGGTCGAAGGCCTTGATCTTTCGAAACTGCTTTAATGTCGGAGTGCCGTGATGGACTTGGTAGGTAAACGTATCAAGATTACTGTTAAAAACGTTCACAAGTGGAAGTGCGACCATGCTTGTTTTGAACCAGACTTTAACACATATATTGGTCGGTATCTATCTCGTCCATCTTGGTTATCCAAGGACGAGTTTATGTTAACGACTGGTGATATAGACTCCCCGGTCCGTATCATCAATAAGAACAATGTAACGGACATAAAAATTGACAAATCAAATCGTCCTGACGGTGTATATCTGGTCGATGGCGAAAAGAGAAAGTATGTGGTTACAAGCGGTCCGTTCGGACGTTTCTCTTGCAATTGCACGGCTTTCGGATATCGCAAGTGGTGTTCTCATATAAACGAAGTAAAGAAAGGTCTGAAACATGGGTCTTGATATGAACCTCTATGGTGATAAGTATTCTTTTTCCAAAGAGAAAAAGGTCGATGGATTTCCTGTTTCGTCTGTATTACTTGAAATGGGATATTGGCGTAAACATGCCAATCTTCACGGGTTTATTGTTGAAGCCTTTGCGGCTGGTAAAGATGACTGCCGGAAGATTCCTCTGGATAAAGATGATCTTGACCATATTATCCTTACATTAAAGAATGATGGTCTCTATGATGAACCTGTTACGGGTTTCTTCTTTGGTAAGTCCTATTTCCCTGGTGAAAAGGATGAATACGGTTCTTACGAAGAACAGAAGGCTCGTGATATAGATATTTTTACAAAGGCCAAAAACTGGCTAACTGCCGATCATCCTAAAGACGAATATCGTTCTGTCTATTACGAAGCATCATGGTGAGGAAAGAACAATGAAAATCATCCAACAAGGGTCTATTGAAATAGCCGGTATGCATATCTTCAAACAGTCGGATAATATCGTTCTGTTGGAGATTGAAACCGTTGCCAAACATGCATTCATGTGGTATTCTACTGGTCAGACTAAAGATATGAGAGGTATCTTTCTTCACTATGATATCGATGAAGAAACTCTTCACTATAATAGAGAAGAAGGTCTCGTAACAGAAGTATATCTGGAAGAGTTTCAAGATTGGGATGTTTGGTCTTGTAACCATTCTCGATATACAACTCGCCTTACCCTTTATAAGGAATAGAAGAATGTCTAAGGTTCGCTATATTGATCCGCCTGCTGGTTGGCGTTACGGTTTCCCCAAGGTTCTTCCTGAGGGTGTAGAAGACGTAATGGCGTGGCTTGTAGAAAATGGATATCCTCAGCATGAGATAGATTCCTATGGTGATCATTTTCATTGCCGTCATTGGTATGAGGAAGTGAAAGATAATCAATTCGGAGAACTGAAATGAAATGGATTCTGTTATATTGGATCGCTATCAATGGTCAGGCGCTATCAACTCATACTCAGGAGTTTGATAGTCAGGTAGCATGTGAGGCTGCTGGACATAAAATTGACGGTGTGATAGCATCGTCTAATCTTTCTGACTGGGGTGGTGTGTTCTATGGCAAATACTACTGTGTGGAGAAATAATATGTCTAAGATTGTTCTAGTAGAAACCGTTTCAACATTTCGGCATGTATATGCTGTGCGACTGCCTGATGATGAACCGAATGAATATGCCGTTGATGATGTTGTATGGAATTCCGATCTAATTGATAGTCCTCTATCAGAGGTCACTCAAAAGCATATCTCAGAAGATGTCTTTTCCCATCGTGTCATTACAGAAGACGAATATCTCGAACTATTCGACCGTGAAAATTATTATCTAAGAGACTGGCCGAGAGAAAAAAAGTTAGAGTTTATCTTTGACAGTGCTACACAAGCACCAAACATCATACACGGTCACGAAGAAGTAGACTTTGGCAAGCCTGAGGGCAAGGAGGTTTGGTAATGATTAATCCTCTAAAACTACACAAGATTGAAATCCACTGGATATGGAATCCTAAACACTGGGTGTTTCATATCGTGGAAAGGTTCAACAGTGGGAACCCATATAGAAGTTATAGATTTGGACCGTTGTTTGTGAGGAGATTTTGGTAATGATTAGCCTTCCGAAACTATACAAGATTGACACTAAAGGTAAGACACGTGTTTGGTGGATCGAGCATGACAATGAAAAGTATCGGACACATTCTGGTATCGATGGTGGCAAGATTGTAGTTTCGGGTTGGCAGTATCCTACTGAAAAGAATGTTGGTCGTGCCAATGCGACCGATGTTGCTATGCAGGTTGCTAATGAAGTAAATGCTCATTATGTAAAGAAGCAGTTTCAAGGCAAGTATCATCAAACAATCGAGAGTGCCGATACCGGTGCTAAATTCATTGAGTGTATGCTGGCCGACAAGTATGATGCCAAGAAGCATAACAAGTTTCCATATTATTCACAGCCGAAACTTGATGGCATTCGCTGTCTGGTTTCAAAAGACGGTATGCAGTCACGGCAGGGAAAAAAGATCATATCAGCGCCTCACATTATGGAAGCATTAGAGGAGTTTTTCCAAAAATATCCAAATGTGATTTTGGATGGAGAGTTGGTGGTTATGAAGAATGAGGTTGACTAAATAGTATTGTCCGTCACGATGCTGGAAACATCTACGGACTCTAATGCTATTTGGGAGCACCAGCCTATGCTTATTTATTATCCCTCCACAATCTTCATCTACAACAAGTATTTCCGTTGGTATCGTGCTATCGTGGAACGTAGCAGCGGACAGACTGAGTATACCGAAAACCATCACATTCTTCCAAAATCAATCTTTCCAGAGTTCGTATCATACGAATGGAATCTGTCGAGGCTATCATACAGAGAACACTTCCTGGCACATTGGTTGTTGTCCAAATGTATGGTGCAGACCAATCATAGACAACGAATGTTGTATGCTCTCGGTGGTATGAGAAGAAACAGAAAAGGACAAAAGAGAGTGCTGTCGTCTTGGCAATACAGCGTTCTAAAAACTGCTGCCAAAGAGGCAAATGAATACCAAAGATTACCTGAAAACAGAGAAGCGGCGGCACAAAGAGCAAGAGACTGGTGGGCAGTTCCTGAGAATAAGGAAAGATGCTCTAAAGCAGTAAGAGACGCCGCAACAAAACCTGGAGCAAGAGAAGAAAGAATCAAAAGAGCCAAAGAATGTATGAATAGGCCTGATGTTGTGAGTAAAAAATCAGTCTATCTAAAAGAACTACAAAGTGATCCTATCTGGAGAGAACAAAACACATTCTGGTGCGAAACTTGTGAAAAGACTATCGTGGGTAAAGGTAACTGGACAAAACATCTAGGGTCCAAAAATCACTTGGCTATATGTGGAGAAAAAGATTATGAAAGAACTACACGACTTCCAACAAACGCTCTCCTTAGTTCGTAAGACAAAACCAACAGCGGAAGACCTACAGGAATCCAAAGAGAATGTAAAGTTCGTTGTGTATGATGCCATTGTAGATGGCACATTCGAGGTTCGGCTTGACTTCCTATGTGATGTTGAGCGATACTTTGGTAACAGCGTCGAGGTGCTGGAGACGAATGTTGTTGAGAATGAGGAAGACATTCAGGAGCAACTGAGTAAATACCTTGAGGATGGATTTGAGGGACAAATCCTTAGGACACCAAACGGTCTGTATGAAGGTAAGCGTTCCAAGAACCTTATCAAGCATAAAGAGTTTGAGGATGATGAGTTTGAAATCGTCTCTATTGAAGAAGGTAAAGGTAACTGGGCAGGTGCTGTCAAGCGTGTTGAAATCCGTTTGAAAGACGGAACGACACAGTTTTCGGGAGTTCGTGGCTCGTTTGACTTTCTAAAAGAACTGTTGTATAATGCTGATGATTATATCGGCACGGATGTTACCGTGAGGTATCAGAACAAAACGGATGATGATAAACTCCGTTTCCCTGTGATCGTTACATTCTGGAAAGGTAAGCGTGACCTATGATTACCGACTATATGAGACAGATAGTATATAACGAAGGATATCGAGCATACACTGATAGCGTTCTTTGTATGGACAATCCGTATGAAGGTAATAGTGATGATCTATTCTATCTTTGGGACGATGGTTGGTGGGATGCTTTCTACGAGGAACTAGAATGAACATTTTCTATATTCATACTGATCCAAAACTATGTGCCGAGTGGGCAGTGGATAGTCATTGTGTAAAAATGATTTTAGAGGCGAGCCAGTTACTGTCTACTGCTCACCGTGTGCTTGACGGTGTAGAGTATATCGATAAGACTAAGACTGGTCGTAATGTAAAGCGTTGGCGCCTGCCTGATGACCGTGAGACTACTCTATATTCTGCCACGCATGTCAATCATCCTTCGGCTGTGTGGTGTCGTGAGTCCAATAACAACTACAACTGGCTGTGGTGTTATCTAGATGAACATTGTAAAGAATATACATATCGATATGGTAAGATCCATAAAGTAGAAACTTCCGGTCTATTACAAGACCTTTATCAACTGCCGAATAACATTCCAATCGGTTCAAAAACTCAACCACCAAGTGCCATGGATGCTAAATATATCATATCAAAAGATGCGGTAGAAAACTATCGCAACTATTACAAGTATGGCAAGGCACATCTTCACAAGTGGAAAAAGCGTGAAGCGCCTGAGTGGTTGAAGGAGGCATAATGCCCTATTACACATTTCGCAATAAGAAAACAGATGAAGAAGTCACCGTTTCTATGACGATGGCAGAACATGACACATATCTAGACGACAAGCCAGATTGGGAACAGGTTGTGACAGTGCCGAATTTTGTCGATCCTGTTTCTATTGGTGTCACCAAACCACCATCCGATTTTCAGCGTCATATTCTCGGTAGAATAAAAGAGGCCGTACCTGGTGCGACGGCGGTGGCCAATAAAAGATGGGGAATCCCAAAAGAAATATGACAGAAATATATTGGCACAAACATCATCTTATTCCCCGCCATGCTGGAGGAACAGATGATGCATCTAATATCATCAAAGTGAATACTGCTCTACATGCTTTTCTTCACAAACAACTATATGAAGAACACGGCAGATGGCAAGACAAGATTGCCTATGAATGTCTTTCAGGTCATATATCAAAAGAAGAAGCAATACGACAGGCACAATCTTTAGGACAAAAAGGTAAGAAAAAACCACCTTCTGTTGTTCAAGCAATTATTGAAAGTAATAAAAGAAGAATAGGCGAGAAACATCCACTCTATGGAAAGAAAAGGCCGCCTGAAACTATAAAGAAAATGAGTGACGGACATTTGGGACAAGAACCTTGGAATAAAGGACGCAAGATGACCGCAGAAGAAGTAGAGGTCAATAGACAAGGACAACTAAATCGCCCTAAGTATGTGTGTGCGGACTGTAATCGAATCATTTCAGGTTTTGGTAATCTCAAGCAACATATGAGAAAACACACCAAGGAGATTTAGACCCTGTCAGAAGAACATTTTAGTAAACGATTTAGAGGTCGTGCCCGTAAAAAGGCATCGACCTCTTTTTGCTATGATAATGTGACCAACAATAGCAATAAAGGTCAATATATGTCTAGAAAGTCGAAAAGAAATAACCAACAGCAACATGACAATATCGCTGAAAGAAACCACTTTGAACTGCGTCACATAAAACCACTAACAGTAAACCAACAGAGAGTGTGGGACGCATACGAAGCAGGTTCTAACCTTATGCTACATGGTTATGCCGGCACCGGTAAAACTTTTCTTTCATCTTATCTCGCCCTAAAGGAGGTGTTAATCGAACAGACATATAAGAGGGTTGTTATCATCCGCTCAGTCGTGCCATCCAGAGACATGGGATTTCTACCTGGATCTGAAAAGCAAAAAGCGGAAGTCTATGAACAACCCTATCAAGAAATTTGTGACGATCTATTTGGACGTGGTGATGGTTGGAGAATATTAAAATTGAAACGACTAGTAGAGTTTACCACAACATCGTTTCTTCGTGGCACTACATTTAATGACTCCATTATCATAGTTGACGAGTGCAATAATATGAACTTTCAAGAGATTGATACTGTTATGACTCGTATTGGAACCAACTCTCGTATTGTGTTCTGTGGTGACTATCGTCAGAGTGATCTAAATAAACCACATGATAAGACTGGTATCAGAGAACTAATGGCAATCACCAGACGTATGCCATCATTTGATCATATTGAGTTTGGTATTGAAGACATTGTTCGTTCTGGAACAGTTCGTGAATACATAATACAGAAGACAGAAATGGGACTATAAAAATGGCAACAATAACAAAAGAAGAATATGTGACACAACTAAAAGGTTATATTACTGATAAAATGAAAGAACTCACACACGATAGCGAACCTGTTTCCTTTTGGATTCAATTCAATAAGGATAGGCAGATTGAATTTGATGATATGTTGGCTGCAAATGGCGTGACAGTAGTAGAATAAATACCTGGTGGAAGCGCAATGCTTCCACCTTTTCACTTGACAATTCAGTAAAGGTGATATATAATGAACATATGTAATGAAAACTTTTAGGCATTTAAACAACGATTCAGTTCTATGTAATCTCACAAGAGAAGAATATAATGGCAAGCGATACTACATCTCACCAAACGGCAAAAGACTACCATCGGTCACAACATTCCTCAGTCACTTCAAAAAAGACTCCATCTTGGCGTGGAGGAAAAAAGTGGGGGAAGAAGAAGCGAATAAGATATCAGCAAAGGCAAGCCGAAGAGGTACAAAATTCCATTCTCTTATGGAATCTTATATCACAAATCAGGCAAGGGATACTTTTCTAAAAGAAGATTTAATGCCTGATATGAAACAGGCATTCTATGATATGGTGCCAACACTAGATAGAATAGATAACATTCACTATGTTGAAACGATGTTGTATAGCGAGACATTGGGACTTGCTGGTCAGGTAGATTGTATTGGTGAGTTTGACGGAGTGCCGTCTGTTATAGATTTCAAAACATCTAATAAACTGAAACGAGAGGATTGGATCACAAACTACTTTGAGCAATGCACCTGTTATTCTTTAATGTATGAAGAAATGACAGGCATTCAATGTAAGCAAATTGTTGTATTGATATCTGTGGACGGCGAAATGCATCCTCAGATATTTGTGAAACAGAGGAAAGAATATATTCCAGAATTGGCTAACAAGATAAAACAGTTTAGACAGGAGTTAGTAATATGAAAAAAGTATATATGGCAGTAACATTGGTGTTTCTTAGTTTGGGTTTGTCTGGTTGTATTCTGGCGACCGTCGGTGAGTGTGCTTTACGGGACGCAACTAATAGACCCTGCCAATAAGGAGCCTTGGATTGAAGACTTTGAAAATACTCTTGACAACTAGTCTATTATTTGCTAATATAGCATATGCTTCGGATGATATCACTTGCGAAAAGGATGTCAAGAAGGATCACATTGTTCACTGTAAGACAAAGAAGGTGATGGATGTTTCGCTGGTTAGCATTAATGGTGGTGAGTGTAACGCTCCTTCATTCCACTGGCATGGTGAAGGTAAGTTCGCCTTACCAGGAACAAAAGACTGCTCTTATGTTGGAGCGGTGACATTATCAGTTGACGGACATACAAAAACATTTGCTCCGTTATGAGTAAAGTTCGCCTTCATCACGGTAACATCTGTCTTGGGTTGGTATCCAGATTAAAGATGCCGTATTGAGTTACGGTTCGAATAACCATTAGTTGAAAGACTATAAAACAGGTGTTACCTTGATGAAGGCGAATAAATAGAATTGCCGAGGTCGTTGAGAGGAACGGCATAGACACTGAGGACGTGGGTGCGACTCCCACCGCCTCCACCATAGTAACACGGATACGGTTAAAGTCCGTAGTAAGACCATGT